TTGATAATGTAATTGAAGTAAATGCTTCGTCTTTACCTTTACTGTTTTGTACAGCAAAATCAGGATGTTGTAGTTGAACATAGTTGCTTGTAATTTTTCTATTTTTACCTCGTTGTTCAGCAACTCCACTTATTTGCCATCCTTCATCTTGTAGTTTTGTAATTACATCTAGTGTTGGAATATAAAATTCCTTTTGTTTAATACGTTGTACGTTTCGAATGTTGTTGTTATCTAACGTGTTAGCAAATGCTATTGCTTTGTTTAAGTCGTTATCGACTGGAATAAATTTGTTTCTCATAATTTTATCTTTTTAATTTACTTGAATATATGCGTAAGTTAGCTCATGAAGCAGCTCGTTTGAGATATAATAATTTAGATGATATTAATATTGATGATTTACTTATAGTTAATAGAGTTGAAGATGAAAGTAATGATTTATGGACTATATTCAACCGTATTCAAGAAAACCTAACACATGACGTTAAAAACATGAATGAAGATATCAGATTGAATCAACAACTATTTTCATTAGTAGAAAATTTTGCTTAAGGAATAACCCTCGAAAGAGGGTTTTCGTATATTGAGTGTATAAAAAGAGAGAAAATGGAAGAATTTGAAGATGAATTACCTGATGAAGCATATGAGTTACTAGCAAAATTGCTTCCACTACACCCAGCAATTGCAAACAGTAGTTTGGACGGAAAAAACAAATGTTATTTGCAATATGCTTTAGAGGAAGAATTTGACAACGACATTGAAAAACTATTAGAGGACATTCAAAACTTTGCTGTTGAATCAGAAGAATATGAAATAGCAGCAATAATTAGAGATGCATTAAACAAAGAAAAAAATGGCTAAAAAAGAAAAACACACAATTGAAGTAAAATATTTGGATTTGAAAACCCGTTTCAAAGCAGGTACTATAAGCATAGAAGAGGTAGATCAAATTACCTGTGAGTTGATTGCTGAATTAGCTGTATTGACTACAAAAAATGTAACTGAAATTAGCGGTACATCAATCGACTTGTACAAAAATAGGGTTTGGTATATTATTGAATTAGCTGGATTATTACCCGAATATAGAGACGAAGAAGACAACATTGATGAAATAGGTTCTGATGAAGAAGACGATTACTACAAAGTAGAAGACGAATACGTAATTGAAATAGACGATAGTAAGTTTTACAGATAGTGCGACTTGTGGTGGCTAGTCGAATATTTATAACCAAACATACAATATGCAAGGAATATATTCGATTACATCCCCAACAGGAAAAGTTTACATTGGTCAATCAACAAATATAGAAAAAAGACTATACTACTATCAAACATGTTGGAAACATATTAAACCCCAAAGAAAACTATATTCATCGTTTGAAAAATATGGAGTTGAAAACCACATATTTGATGTAGTTGAAGAATGTGATTTGGAGATACTAGATGAAAGGGAAATATTTTATATAGATTTGTTTGAGTCAACCGTAAAGGGCCTCAATATTAAATTAGGTGGGCTCGGAGGTAAACAAACCCAAGAAACCAAAAATAGAATAGGCGAATCAAACAAAGGTATACCCAGACCCAAAACACCAGAACAAATTGAAAAATTGAAAGGTCAAAGTCGAACAGATGAAACAAAATTGAAAATGTCTATAGCTGGTAAAAATAGAAACATAACATGGGGGGATAAAATAAGTGAAGTTAAAAAGAAAAACCCATACAAATACACCGAAGAAGATAAGGAAAAAATGAGAGCCAATCATGGAGTCCCAATCCTTCAATTTACCAAAGATAACCAATTTGTAAAAGAATATCCCTCAGCAAAACAAGCAGAACGAGAAACAGGGGTTAAAAACGATAACATATGTTGTTGTTTAAAAGGAAAAAGTAAAAGTGCTGGAGGTTTTATTTGGAGATACAAATAAAATTTCGTATATTGAAGGTAAGAAAAGAAAGAAAAATTTAAACAACAAGAACAATGAAAACAGCAGTAGAATGGTTAATTGACGAAATTGATATGCAATACCCTGATATCAATATTAAACGCAAGGAATGGATGATTGACAAAGCCAAAGAAATGGAGGAAGAGCATCTAAAAACTCATAAGTACAATGAATTTGATTTAATTAGTGCATTCGAATATGGGTGGAATCAAAGACATTTTGATAAAACTGATGAAGATGAGTTACAACAAATACAAAAAAGGTTTATACAATCTATCAATGAAACTAAACAACAAGAACAATGACAACAATAGAATGGTTACAAGCAAAACTTTGGGAGAATAATATGTTAACATCTGAAGACTTAAAATTATTTGACCAAGCAAAAGAAATGGAGAAGGAGCAGATTATTTATGCTCACGTAGCAGGTCACAACGCACCGTCTAGTACAATTAAAAACTGGGATGCAGAGAAATACTACAACCAAACCTTTAAACAAGAACAATGAAAATAGAAGAAAGAGAATACTACGCTGCATTAGGCACAATGATACTCATTACCGTAATCAGCATTACATTAATTATCGCATTTATCAGTAACATATAAACCCAACATAATGGAAAACAAAACAAACACAGGAGCAATCTTTAAGAACGACAAAAAGACGAGCGACAAACAACCCGACTACAAAGGAAAGGTAAACGTAAACGGCAAAGAGATGGAAGTAGCTTTGTGGGTTAAGCAAGGTAAAAACGGAAGTTTCTTCTCAGCATCATTTAGCGAGCCTTATGTAGCACCAGTTGAACGATTCCCTATTGGAGATAGTATTGACGATTCACTACCTTTCTGATATGTACATAAACGATGAAGACCTACGGAAGCAGATACATAAACTCCTACTTACCCGAACACGAAACCAAATCGTAGAGGACATAAAGTTATTAGGATACAAGATGCACCACTTCCAAGTAAACAACTTTCTCAACGGTAAAGACGTAACCTTGTCAACACTACACAAGTTAGATAAGTATGTAAGCCGAGAGATTTATTTAAACGGATTAGAGCCACTTTAACAGGTGGCTTTTTTTGTAGGCAACTTGTTAGATTAAAATATAGTCATATATTTGTTTAGAAATTAACCAATGAACGCACTAAGTATCTTATCAAAGCATCACAAGGAATGGCTTAACATAGTCCGTTTATTTGGTGACAACGAGTTCGCTGAGGACATCGTACAAGATGTGTATCTAAAAGTCCATCAGTACAATTACTACGAAAAAATACTAATAGACGGAGAGCCTAACCGTGCATTGATGTGGATACTACTAAGGAACACTACCTACAAAGCCAACAAAACTGCATCTAATGACTTATCTATTGAGGTAGTAAGGGATTTAGCACAAGAGGAGTTAGAGCTACTTAAACACGAATCATTAGAGAACATTTACGACAGAGTAGAGAATGAGATTAGTAGTTGGGATTGGTACGACCAAAAGCTCTTCAGGATATATAAAGACGAAAGAAAACCTATGCGTCAAATAGCAGACGAAACAGGTATCAGTTTAAAGTCTATCTTCCTAACTATAAAGTCTTGCAAAGAAAGAATACGTCAGTCAGTCGGAGAAGACTATGCTGACTTTTTAAACGAAGAATTTGAATTAATTTAATATGGCAAAAAGAAAAGCAAAAGGTTTAGGTGACACAATCGAACAAATCACGGAAGCCACAGGAATCAAAAAGTTAGTAGAGTTTGTAGCAGGTGAGGACTGCGGATGCGAGGAGCGTAAGAAGAAGCTCAACGAATTATTCCCTTACCGAAACACGAACTGCTTAACTGAAGAAGAATACCAATGGTTAACTGAAACCAACGTACTTACTCAAGACACATTCAAACCAAGTGAGCAAACCAAACTCATCGCAATTTACAACCGAGTGTTTAATCTACGTCAAGAGCCTACAAGCTGCGCATCTTGTTTTAGAGAACTGGTGTTTAAAATGCAGAAAGTTTACGCTGAGTACGAAAAATGAGATACTACATATTAGACTACGGCAAAGACTTGATTGAGTACGCTCACGGAATCTCTGAGAGGATACGAAAAGACGGACACCACTTAATCGAATACTTCACAGATGCCGATGGTTTAATGTGCTTAGAAGAACTAACAGAAGACGAATTTTTAGACCACTTTAAAAAAGTAAAAGATGCCTATACCGACTCCACTTCCAAAGGAGCAGAATAACGAGTTTATTCAAAGATGTATGATGGATGACACAATGTCAAGAGAGTACAAAGACATTGACCAACGCTACGCAATATGCAGAGAACAACTAACAAAACACGAACTAACAAATGGCAAAAATAGGAAGACCAAGAATACTAAATAGTCCTGAAGAACTATACGAACTATTCGAAAGATATAAGAGAGAAGTAAAAGCCAACCCAAGAATCAAAAGCGTATTCGGTGGTAAGGAATTTGAAGAACGTGCAGAGCCACTCGAAAGACCTCTAACACTCGAAGGATTTGAACTTTTTTGCTACGAACAAATCGGATGTGTAGAACAATATTTTAAGAATGCGGATAAAAGATACGATGAGTATATACCCATCTGTTCACGTATAAGAAAAGCCATACGTCAAGACCAAATCGAAGGTGGTATGTGCGGTCAGTACAATCCATCAATCACACAACGATTAAACGGACTAACTGAGCGAGTAGAAAACACAGTAGTAACTGAGCAACCACTATTTAACTTTAATGTTTCAGGTAACAACGGCAATACGGAAAATCTATAGTCTCGAAAAGAGAGTTAAGATTATTCAAGGAGGTACATCAGCAGGAAAGACATTTGGAATCCTGCCCGTACTTATAGACAAGTGCGCCCGTGAAAAAGGCTTAGAGGTTTCGGTAGTTGCTGAGACCATTCCGCATTTGAGAAGGGGTGCGCTAAAAGACTTTCTGAAGATTATGCGTTGGACTGGTAGGTATGTTGAGGATAGATTCAATGCTACCCTACTTAGATACGAATTTGCCAACGGAAGCACTATGGAGTTCTT